CACCATCAAGAATGGATGGTGAAGGTGGATTTAACCTTGGTCGTTCTTCAGAAATTCTAAGAGACGAAGTAAAATTTACTAAGTTTGTTTCTCGTCTTAGAAAAAGGTTTTCATACATGTTCCATGACATGCTGAAAACGCAATTAATTCTTAAAAATGTCATTACTCCAGAAGACTGGAGTATGATGGAAGAGCATATTCAGTATGACTTTTTATATGATAATCATTTTTCAGAACTTAAAGATGCAGAACTGTTAAATGAAAGACTTGCAATGGTCGCAACAGCTGAGCCATATATTGGTAAATATTTTTCACAAGATTACCTAAGACGCAAAATTCTTCGTCAACTGATGAAGAAATCATCGATCAGGATAGAATAATTAAAAAAGAAATCAAAGATGGTATTATTCCTGATCCAAATATTCCAATAGATCCAGCAACTGGCGCGCCACTTGATTCAGGAACTGCTTCAATGGACTTGGGACAACCAGTAATGGAACCAGAAATTAATGGATCTGCAACTGAAGTTAATGGAAAAATAGCAGAAATTCCTAAAGGTGGTGAGATTTAATAAATAACATTGATTAACTTGATTAATTTAAAAATATGGATGATTTAATGGACATGATTGCTTCTGATGAGTCCCCTTCACAGATTAGTGATAAGATTAAAGAACTTTTGTTTGCAAAAGCATCAGGAAAAATTGATGAATTTAGACCTTTTGTAGCAAACTCAATGTTTGATACTGAGGAGAAAAGTGCTGAGGAAGATTAATCAATAAATAGATAAAAGTGTATCTAATAAAATAATGACTCATAGACCAGTTGGCGTTGGAGCCTCATTTAATTTTTCAACAGCAACAACGACAACTTCATCTGCGTTTTCTGTTAAATCAGACACTATTAGAGTTGTTGCAGTTGGTGCTGCTGCTCACATTGCAGTTGGAGGAACTCCATCAGCAACTACTGCCGACTACTTTGTTCCAGCTGGAGGAACAGTAACTCTTGCTCTCACGAAAGCATCAAATAGCATTGTTGGAGTTACAACCGGCACTTCAACAGTTCTTACTTGTCCAGAAGGAACTCAACTTCCTTTTGGTGTTGGAGATTACGTAACACTGTCAGGTTCAACTTATCATAATTTTACTTCTGCAGAAGTTCTCTCAGTTGACACATCCTCTGGAGTAAACGGTTTTTTCCAGACAAGAATGACTGTGAATTATAATTCAAGTGGAATTTTAACCGCATTTAGTTCACCAAATGCATCTGTTGTGACTGCAAATAAAGTTTCTGCATACGGTGTTGGTGCAGGAACTCTTTATTATCAACAAGTTCAACTTACCAATCAAGCATAATGAAACTCATCAGAGAAGAAATCGAAAAAGTAGAAGTTATTATTGAAGGAACTGGCAAGTCAACAAGACTTTATATCAAAGGACCATTCCTTCAAGCAGAAACTGTGAATCGTAATGGACGCATGTACCCCATGTCTATTATGGAACGTGAAGTAAATCGTTACAATGAGCAATATATTCAAAAAGGACGTGCTCTTGGAGAACTTGGGCATCCAGATGGACCTACTGTAAATCTCGATAGAGTTTCTCACAGAATTACAGAACTTTTTCGTGATGGTAATAATTTTGTTGGAAAAGCACAAATTCTCTCCACACCAATGGGAAAAATTGCTGAGTCTCTTCTAAAAGATGGAGTAACTCTTGGTGTTTCTTCTCGTGGTATTGGTTCACTTAGAGAAAACAACAAAGGATATAAAGAAGTTGGTGAAGATTTTATGTTAGCAACTGCTGCTGATATCGTTGCCGATCCTTCCGCACCCGATGCATTTGTTCAAGGAATTATGGAAGGAAAGGAATGGTGTTGGGATGGTGGTCTCTTAAGAGAGAAAGCAGCAGAAAAATCTTATAGAAAAATTAACACTCTTGTTGATCAAGGTGTTCTTGAAGAATATAAGTTATCAGTGTTTAATGAGTTCTTAAATTCATTATAATTTATTGTAATTCAATTAAGTTATAAATAAATATAGATTTACTACAGGAACAATACGGAGAGTTCAAATGTCTCGTGGAAAACAATTACAAGAAATGGAATCTGCTTCTACACCTGGACAAGGTGGTGGTGCGGGAAGTGGAGCAACACAATCCAAGACTGCTGTGAACTCAGGAGCATCTGCTCCTGATCCAACTCCAAGTCTTTCTGGATCAACACCAGGTCAAACTGGATCATATGAGGATCTTGGTGGTCCTACCCCAGAAAACTATAAACCAGATGATGATTCAGCAAAACTGAAAACACCAGGCACAACTCTTAAGCAAGTTAGAGATGTTGTTAATAAAGGTGCAAAACCTGCTGAAGCAGTGAAAGAAGAAGAAGATCTTCAAGACGAAGATTTTATTGAAGAAGAAATGCATGATGAAGAAGAGGACGAAGAGGATAAAGAAACTCATAAAAAGAGTAAGAAGAATAAAAAAGAAGAGGATGATGAAGAAGATGACGAAGACGAAGAAGTAAAAGAAGAGTTTGACATTGACGAAGATGTTAATGCTCTCCTTGCTGGTGAGGATCTTTCTGAAGAGTTCCAAGAAAAAGCAAAAACAATCTTCGAGGCTGCTATTCGTTCAAAAGTTTCTCAAATTAGAGAATCTCTTGAAAAACAGTATTCCAATGTTCTTGCAGAGGAAGTCGAAGAAATTAAGACTGAACTTGCAGATCGTGTTGATGCATACCTTGAGTATGTTGCTGACGAGTGGATTTCTGAAAATGCACTTTCAATCGAGCACGGACTTAAAACTGAAATGACTGAATCATTCCTTCAAGGGATGAGAGGTCTTTTTGAAGAACATTATGTATCAATCCCTGAAGAAAAATATAATGTCATCGAGAGTATGGTAGAAAAACTTGATGAAATGGAGACAAAACTCAACGAGCAAATCGAAAAAAATATTTCACTCAACAAGCGTCTTTCAGAGTCGGTTGCTGATGGAATCTTTGATCAAATTTCCGAGGGTCTTGCAGACACTCAGAAAGACAAGCTCGCCTCACTTTCCCAAAGTGTAGAGTTTGAAAGTGAGTCACAATATCGTGAAAAGTTGGAGACATTGAGGGAATCATATTTTCCTTCGAGAGGAGTTTCTCCTTCCGCAAGAACTGAAACCTTGTCTGAAGGATTAGATGCTGCACCAGAATCTTATTCAGGTTCAATGGCTAGTTATTTAAAGACTCTTTCAGCATTCAGCAAATAATTGAATTTAATATAATTCAAACCAAACAAACAAACACTTAACAAAGGTAAAAGCAAATGTTTCAATCAGAGCATCTGCAGGAAAAGTGGGCACCTCTTCTCAATTATGAGGGTCTTGATTCAATCAAAGATTCACATCGTAGAGCTGTAACCGCAGTCCTGTTAGAAAACCAAGAAAGATTTTTAAGAGAGCAATCCTCTTTCGAAACTGCAGGTTCATTCCTGACAGAAGCACCAACCAACTCTGTTGGTAACGGTGGATTTACTGGAGCATCAGCAGCTGCTGGCCCTACCGCAGGTTTCGATCCAGTTCTGATCTCATTGATCAGACGTTCAATGCCTAATTTGATCGCCTATGATATCGCA